ATGGAATGACGGTGGAATGGGGACACCTGAGTCTTCAGGTCGAGGACTTCATGGCGGACCAGACGGGACAGGCTCAGGGCCTACCCTCACAGGGTTCGATTGCCGTCGAAATTACTCTCGCGCAACTGCTTCAGGTGATGCCGACAGCCCTGGAGCGGGCGCCCCTGTTTCTGACCTACATCCAGGAGACGCTGGATCGGTATGAGATCAGCGCCTCACCCCTGCGGGTCGCGCACTTCCTGGCTCAGATCGCTCATGAGAGCGGCGAGCTGCGCTACACCCGGGAGCTCGCCAGTGGCACGGCCTACGAAGGGCGCCTCGACCTGGGGAACACCGAGCCAGGTGACGGCGTGATCTTCAAGGGCCGCGGGCTGATCCAGATCACCGGCCGCGCGAACTACAGCAAGGTCAGCGCGGCGCTCTATGGCGATCAGTCCCTCCTCGAAACGCCGACCTTGCTGGAAACCAAGGAAGCCGCCTGCCTGAGTGCCGGCTGGTTCTGGGATGCGCACCACCTGAACGTGCTGGCTGATCAAGATCTCCTGGAGAACATCACCCGGCGCATCAACGGCGGCGTGAATGGCCTGGCCGACCGCGCGGCCTATCTGGTGAAAGCTAAGCAGGCCTTCGGCATCAGCCCTGTGACGGTGACGGCATGACCGGGCGCCGCAAATACCGGGATCTACCCCTGAGGCACGAGCCCACTGCGCAGCCGTTCGAGACGTCCATTCCCCTCCCCGCCGTGCCATGCAGCCCCCAGAGCATGGCCCAGCTGGCGGGGGCCCAGCAGATGCTGGCTGCCGTCGTCCAGTCGCTCACGGAGCGGGTCGAAGCCATTGAGAAGCAGGTGGCCGCATGACCGACTTCGACTGGCGTTCATTCGTGAAGAAGGTCGCCCCGTTCATCGGGACCGCACTGGGTGGTCCTCTCGGCGGCGCTGCTGCGTCTGCTCTGGCTGGTGCTCTCGGGGGGGATCCCACCAAGACCACGGACCAGCAGCTGGCCGCCATGGTCCAGAACGTCACCCCTGAACAGCTTCTAGCCCTCAAGAACGCCGAGAACGACTTCGCCCTCAAGATGCAGGCCCTAGGCTTTCAGCACGAGACCGACCTGCTGCAGACCGCGGCGACCGACCGCGCCAGCGCACGAACTCGCGAGACTGTGGTCAAGGACTGGACGCCGCGGGTGCTCGCCTACGGCGTGACGGCGGGCTTCTTCGGACTCCTCTTCTGGCTCATGCGCCACGAGGTGCCCCCCCCATCGAAGGACATCCTGAACGTGATGCTGGGCTCCCTCGGGACGGCCTGGATCAGCGTCGTGACCTACTACTTTGGCTCCAGTGCTGGCTCTCAGCGCAAGGACGAACTGCTCCAGCAATCCGTGCCTGCGTCGGGGGTCCAGTGAACGACGCGACTCAGAACCTGATCCTGGAATGGCTCGTTGGGGGCCTGGTCACCATCTTGCTGATGGTCGTAGCCTTCTTGGCCAAGCGCTGGTTCGATCACGTGGACAGCCTCCAGGGATCCATGGATCAGCTCCGGGAAAGCATCCTCGGCCTGTCTGACAAGTTCGTGACCCAGGTCCAGCACGAGAAGGACATCGAAGCGCTGCGCCTCTTCGGGCGCCGGACCACGGACCACTGCCCTATCGATGGCTGTCCCTATGATCAGACCGCCCCGGGTCAGTTCACCCAAGCGGCCAAGAAGGAAGGCAGACCCTGATGGCCAACGCATCCGGCGCGAAGGCGACCCAGTTCTCGAACGGCTTCATCGGCCAGGTGGTGGCCGGTCTGCGCTTCGCCGTGACGGGTAAGGCCCCTGGTGCCGGTGACTGGTTCGGCCCTGGCCAGCCCATGGCCCCGGCGGCCCCGCCCGAGGTAGCAGGACGCCGGTTCGACTACCCTGTCAGCGCCAACATCACCTACACCCCCAAGGCCGAGAACAACAACCTGGGCGTGAGTTTCGACCAGCTGCGCAACCTCGCCGACAGCCTGGACATCCTGCGGCTGGTGATCGAGACCCGCAAGGACCAAGTCGCCAAGATGGCCTGGACCATCAAGGCCAAGGATGGCAAGACCGTCTCCGACTCCAAGATCCAGGAGCTCAACGATCTCTTCGCGTTCCCTGACGGCCACAACGACTTCCACGCCTGGATCCGGCGCATCCTCGAGGACCTCTTCGTCCTGGACGCTCCGGCGATCTACGTGCAGCGGACCAAGGGCGACAAGGTGTTGGCCTTCGAGCCCATCGACGGCGCGACCATCAAGCGGCTGTTGGACGAAGGTGGCCGCACTCCCCAGGACGGCCCGGCCTACCAGCAGATCCTGAAGGGCCTGCCCGCGGCCGACCTGACGGTCAACGACCTGGTCTACCAGCCGCGGAACATGCGGAATCACATGATCTACGGCTACGGCCCGGTCGAGCAGATCGTGGTCACGGTCAACATCGGCATCCGCCGCATGCTGGGGCAGCTCGCCTACTTCACCGATGGCTCCGTGCCCGATGCCATCGCCGAGACCCCGGCAAACTGGACGGCCGAGCAGGTGGAGCAGTTCCAGGACTACTGGGACAGCATCCTGAGCGGGAACGACCAGCAGCGTCGCCACCTGCGCTTCGTGCCGGCGGGCGCGAAGTTCCAGCAGTTGAAGCCCGAGCTGCTCCAGGACAAGTTCGACGAGTGGCTGGCCCGGATCATCTGCTACTGCTTCAGCGTCAGCCACCAGCCCTTCGCCTCCCAGGTGAACCGCGCCACGGCCGCCACCGCCCAGGACGCGGCACTGCAGGAGGGCCTGGCGCCCATCCTGCTCTGGATCAAGGCTCTCATCGACCGCCTGCTCCGACAGTACCTGAAGGCGCAGGACGTGGAGTTCTCCTGGAAGGAGGACGAGGCCCAGGATCCGCTCGTGGAAGCTCAGATCGACCAGATCCTGGTGAGCACCGGCATCTTGACCGTGGACGAGTGCCGGGATAAGCGCGGTTACAAGCCGCTGCCCGAGCCGGTCGTCGAGGCGCCCGCCGCGCCCATCGTGCCCTTCGACCCCGCTGGAGCTGCTCCACCCCACCAGGGGGCGCCCGTTCTGGCCCCCACTGAACCAGCCGCCTCCGGGGTCGATTCAAAGAAGGAACCAGTCGGAACTGCCGCTGCCGAGAAGGTAGCGAAGGCCGCACGGCTGCGCTCTGCCAAGCCCAACCCCAAGCGCGAGAAGGCCGTCCGCGCTGCGGTGAAGAAGTGGCAGCGGGCCCTCCCTGGTAAGGTGGCCGCCCAGATCACCGCCCAGGTCGGCAAGGTGGACAAGGCCGCCGAGGATCGCGCCCACAAGATCACCAGCGCCGTGAACCTGAACACCGACCCCTTGGCCAAGGCCCTGCTGCCGATCTACGAGGAGGCCTACAAGGAGGCCGCCGCTGATTCTGGAATCGACGTCACGGACGCCATGCTCGAAGTGGTCAACGATGGCGCGGTGGCCTGGGCCGAGCAGCATGTGGGCGACCTGATCACCAACATCAACAGCGCCACCAGGGACTTCATCCGCACGGACGTCACCCAGGCGCTGAACGAGGGCGCGTCCACCGCCGAGCTCGCGGACCTCCTCTCCGACAACTACGCCTTCAGCGATGCCCGGGCCGAGACCATCGCCCGCACGGAGATGGCCCACGCAGCCGTGTCGGGGACGCTGGATTCCTGGAAGCAGAGCGGCGTCGTGGACCACGCGGAGTTCGATGCCGCCCCCGACTGCTGCGAGGAGTGCAGTGGCGAGGATGGCACCAAGATCGATTTCGACACCGACCCCCAGGACTTCATGCACCCGAACTGCAGGTGCGGCGTGAAGGCAATTCTCAGCGACGCCACGGAGGATTAGATGCGCTTTTTCGGATCTATCGAGAAGACCTACAAGGACGACGCCGGCCACCTCATCGTCTGCGGGCATGCCTCGACCGAGGCCCTGGACAGCCAGGGCGAGATCGTGACGAAGGAGGCCATGGGCGCGGCCCTGACCGACTACATGAAGTTCGCCAACGTGCGCGAGATGCACCAGCCGAGCGCCGTGGGCAAGACCCTCCTGGCCGAGCAGGACGAGAAGGGCACCTACATCGAGGTGAAGGTGGTGGATCCCACCGCCGCCATGAAGTGCTCGGAGGGCGTCTATAACGGCTTCTCCATCGGCGGGAAGGCCAGTGCCCGCGACCCCCTCGCCAAGAACACCATCACCGGCCTGCGTCTCACCGAGATCAGCCTGGTCGACCGCCCCGCCAACCCTGAAGCCATTTTCACGATGTTCAAGCTCGATGACGAGTTGGGAGAAGAAGCCGTGTCCACCGAAACGACTGTCCAGAAGGGCATGGACCACGTGGCCCAGCTCGCCTACATCCTGAAGACCCTCGGTTACATGGTCGACGACCAGGCCAGCGAGGCGAAGCGCGAGGGCGACAACAGCCCCGTGCCCGCCTTCCTCCAGTCCTGGCTGGCTCAGGGCGCCGAGATCCTGAAGACCATGACCGCCGAGGAAACCGCCGAGCTGGTGGCCGCCGCCGGCCAGAACCTCGTGCCCGAGACTGTGGCCGATGAGGTGGTTGCTGAGTTCCTCCAGGGCGATGCCGCCACCCAGAACGCCGTGCAGGATGCCGTCCAGATGGCCGCGGCCACTGACGGCCTGGAGAAGAAGGGCGCCAAGTTCTCCAAGGACTTCATCGAGAACTGGGTCCGCATCAAGAACGTCCTGAGCCAGAACATCAACGAGATGGACAGCCTGGTCTTCCCCGCCCTCGGCACCGCTATGGACGATGGCCACGCCGCCAACTTCATCGCCAACCCCAACGAACTGGCGCAGCCCGAAGGCCCCCGCGGCGACCAGGGCACGCCCATGGGCTCCGTGGATACCAACCCCGACAGCGCCACCTTCGGGACCACTCTGCAGACCGTCCAGCCCAGCCAGGGCGCACCCGGCAAGGCCGACGTCGACATCGACATCACCAAGGGCCACGACGATGACCTGGCGAAGATCGCCACCCTGATCTCGGAAGTGGAGAAGCTCGCAGCGGACAAGGAGACCCTCGCCAAGCGGGTCGCCGAGCTCGAGGCCGAGCCCGCTCCCGCCAAGGCCAAGGTGCTGAGCCTCGGCAAGGCCGAAGACGTGGTTAAGAACACGGAACCCTCCGCCGTGGAGAAGCTCCGCACCAGCAAGAACCCCGTGGACGTCATGAAGGCGATCCACCTCTCCCCCGGAAACCTCGGCTACCCCAAGTAGCACCCCCACAACCCTCCTTTGGCGGATCGAACCGCCCCGGAGTTTCACCATGTCCCTCCCTTCCGGCGTCACCGCCGAAACCATCGGCCTGGCCAAGGCCGCCCTGGGCAGCCCCAGCGAAGACCAGATCGCCAAGAACTACACCCAGTCCCTGGGCCTCATCAACTACGACCTGCAGCCGGTCGCCCTGAACCTCTTCCCGGTCCTGGCTCCCCTGCGCAACATCATCCCCCGCGTGGCGGGCAACGGCGGCACGGCGACCAACTGGCGCGCCATCACCGGCCTGAACACCACCAACATGCTGGCGGGCGTCTCCGAAGCCAACCGCTCCGGGTTCATCACCAGCACCGCCGCCAACTTCGTCGCCAGCTACAAGGGCCTCGGGTTGGAAGACTACGTGAGCTTCGAGGCTGACTATGCTGCCTCCGGCTTCATGGACGTCAAGGCCCGCGCCGTCGCCAACCTCCTGGCCGCGGTGATGATGGAAGAGGAGCGCGTGATCGTCGGCGGCAACGCTGGCCAGGCGCTCGGCACCGCCAACACCCCGACCGTGGCTACCCTCACCACTGGCGGCGCCATCGCCACCGGCATTGCGGTCTACGTGGCCTGCGTCGCGCTCACCATGGATGGCCTGCGTCAGGCTTCCGTGGCCGGCGGTCTCCCTGGCCAGCTCAGCCGCACCAACGCTGACAGCACCACGGACACGATGGGCGGCGGCAACGGTCAGGTCAGTGCCCTCACTGCGAACGCCACCACCGGCGCCGGTTCGACGAACTCGATCCAGGCGTCCGTGGTCCAGAAGGCTGGCGAAGTCGCCTATGCCTGGTACTGGGGCCCCACCGGCGGCGCCAACATGGCCCTCGGCGCCATCACCACGATCAACAGCATCAACATCACCACCGCCGTCGGCACTGGCACCCAGAAGGCCAACGATGCCAAGGTTGGCACCGACTACAGCCAGA